CCCTGTGGTGCAGCGGCATCGCCTGATCGTGCATATGTCGGCTCTGGAGATGGACCAGGACCTGCTCAAGCAATACCCCCAAGATCGACGCACTGTGCGCTCGTTCTTCCATCAGCTGCACAACATCACCACCGACCGTGGCTCGCTAGACAAGGACGACCGACTGGACGCCGTGGAGGCGCTGGTACGGGAGTTGGTAGGCTTCCTCATCATCGACGAGGAGGCGGAGGCTAAGCGCCGTGAAGCGCAGGAAGTCAAGGACTTCATCAATGACCCACTGTGCACAGCCGGACGCAAGCACGTACCGCACAAACCCACCCAGCGCGTGCATCGCGCCATGAGGAGACGCCAATGAGCCTTGTTCGAGAGATTGCCGTAGATCGGGCCATCCAAGCAGCACCCGCCACTACCTACCTGTCCGCCACCGCCATCCTGGGTGCCCTCCCCACCATCGTCAGCGTTATGACTGCCGTCCTGGTGGGCCTCCAGATCTACAAGGCCCTTGGTGAGATCCGGGCAGCCAAGCGAAAGGAGAAGCTCGAATGCGCAACCTCCGACAAACGCTCCTAGCCCTCGGGGCCTCTGCCGTCATTGCTGGCGGCGGGGCCTTCCTGGGGCCTATTGAGTCCGGTCCGAAGGGGCCTCAGCTGACGCCCTACAAGGACATCGGCGGTGTACCTACCTGGTGCTACGGCGAGACCCTCGGCACGCCCAAGGCCCGTTATACGGTCCTGGAGTGCAACCTGGAGCTGATCCGGTCTGTGCAAAGGCACTGGGTTGGGATCGAGCGTTACGTGCCCCAGGGCGCCCCGTTGAGCGTCAAGGAGGCTATGCTCTCCGTGGCCTACAACGTAGGCGTCAAGGGATGGGTGCACCCGGTCTTCACAGGGCCCCTGGCCCGTGGTGACTGGCAGGCTGCCTGTGCTGCGATTACAGCGCCTTGGCAGGGCAAGTATGGCATAGCCAAGGGCTTCAAGGCAACGGTCAAAGGCAAGCCTGTACGGGGCCTGGAGAACCGTCGAGCGAAGGAGTACGCCCTATGCGTGCGCGACTTGTGATCGCTGGCCTATGCCTGCTCTGCCTCCTGGTAGGCGTCTCTGGCGCTCTGTACGGGCGCTGGCAGCATGCTGAGGCCGAGGCAGTACGTCAGGACCTGGCTGCTGCGAATCGCGCTAATACAGCCCTGCGGGAGCGCCTGGTGGCCATCCCTGCCGAAGTCCTACGCCAGAAGGAGGCTAGACGCGATGCTGACCAAGCTATCCAGGCGAACCCGGACTGGGCTGCTGAGTCTGTGCCTGATGCTGTCACTGACGGCCTGTGCAAGCGGCTCCGCTGTCGTTGAGTTCGTCCCCTGTGTTCACCCTACCGTCGATGCCAAGAGCGCCGGGGGCCTTGCCAAGGGCCTCCTGGACTATGCCGACGCGGTAGACCTCTGCAACACCCTGAACGGAGTCCAACATGACCCAGTACCGTGAGCTGAATGAGGGCGAGCAATTCGCTCTTATGGTTCTGCGAGAGGTCGACGGGCAGTGCGCGCAAGCTGCTGCTATGGTCGCCCAATCCGAGAACCACAACCCGGAGGCCCTGGCGTATGCTCGGCAGCTTCTACAACTGGGGCACATGGCCCTGGTGCGTGCTTTGACCAACCCTAAATCTGAATGGTAACCAAGGAGTAACATCATGTCCTATGCTTCGATCACCTCGGCCCAACGTGCTGCTATCGTCCGTGCTGCCAACCGCGTCATCAAGTCTGCGCGCTACGCTACCCAGGACTACCGCACCGCAAACCTGCGCACCGATCCTCAGGTCGTGGCCGGTGTGTACCAGCCTATCGACACCTTGCTGTCGCAGTTGAAGGCAGCCGTTGATGCCTCGACCACCCTGGCTACCCAGGTCCTGCTGACCACCGCCACCAAGTACCCTGTCGGTACCGTGACTGGCTCGGGCACCTTCGGCACCTTCACCATCGCAGGCGGCGCCATCACCGGCATCGTCCTGTCGGCCTCCTGATATGGCTGACGGTCTATTCGATGGCCGTCAGTACCGTGTCTATCGCGAGTTCACTGCGTCCACTGTGCTCAAGTTCGTTGCAACCAAGCCCTTCATCTTGACGGGTCAGAACTTGTACGTGGACGCAGGTGCTGCGCGGGTAGCCGTCAGTATTGGCGGCACTGAGGGAGGTACCTTCACAACGTTCGGTACCCTCTTTGGTAAGAACGGTACCAACGTCAAACCTAGTGGCGCGACTGTAGCTGCTGGTGGCACTATCACCGGTGGCCAGGAACGCGAAGTCCTTCGGGTGAACGCGGGTGCTGGTCAAGGCGCAGTCACCTCGTTACTCGGTGATCGTGTACTCCCAGCCGGGACGTATTACATGTCCATCACCGTCACTGGAACCACCAGTGGCGTGTACAGCTTCGAGTTCGAGAACGCGAACTGAGCAATAAGTCGAAGGCATTCGCGTGAGTGCCTTCCGCTGATTACTCTCGCCCGAGGAGGGCCTATGACCACCATCGTGCATTACAAGGGTGAGATCGCCTGTGATTCCCGCATCACTGCTCGTGGTGCCATCCAGACCGACAAGGCACAGAAGCGCTTCGTGTCGGACGGGTACCAGTTCTTCCTGGCGGGTAGCTGCTCGGACTGGCCGAAGTTCATCGACGCTTTCATCACTGGAGCCAACCACGGCGACCTTGAGTGTGGAGCTTTCGTTGTGTTCCCGGACAAACGGGTCGTGCGGTCTGCCACCAATGCAGATGGTTCGGTCTGGATGAACGAGTTGCCCTACGACGAGCCAGCTGCCCTCGGCTCGGGTGGCGACCATGCAATCACCGCCATCGACTGTGGCAAGACTGTGCGTGAGGCTGTGAAACTGGCTGCGAAACGCGACAGTGCTACGGGTGGGTTGATCAGGGTGTACAGGGTCTAGTCCTCTCCTTGGGTTGGGTGCGTGTGCTTACTCCCGCCTAAAATTTGTTGTATCCGTGCGAGGACCCGATCCGACCCAATCGCGCCCAGCTTCCCCCGTAGGGCCTCTGTAAGGGCCACCCGGGTGCTCTTTGCCCTGGGAGAAGGGCTAGGGTACTGGGTTGGGCATGGCGTTGCTCCTGTGGCTGGGTAGGGCCATTGTGGCTGATGCCGCTGGTCCTGTCAAGCCTCCGTGCCACCGTCTGTCGGCATAGCCTGTGAGGCCCTAGGATGCGCTGTGAGCAACGTTAGGGCCGGGACGTAGGGTAGCCAGGGTAAGGCACTCAATGCCTCGCTATGGCGTTACTGTGGCTGTTATGCCAGTGCACCAGGGCCTTGACGTGCTTAGGACCGAGTACCAGGGTGGAGTCCAGGTAGATGGCTTTGCAGCGTTCGGCCTGGGCGTTGTGCCAGATGCGTACCGCCTGGGGTGTTGGGTGCAATGGTTGGGATTGCATGGTTGTAGCTCCTATGCGAACGCTGGGAGGGTTTTGATAGCCAGGAAGGCCAGGACTACCAGTCCGAGGAGAGCTAGCGCCAGGGCGCAGCCTAAGGCGTTGTAGGTGCTATCCTCTTCCTGTGCTGTCCAGGGTTGCTGCTCGTTGTCTTGCATGGTGGTGCTCCTCTGTAGTGGTGATGCCATCCTACACCTGAGCAAGCCTCTAGTCTATAGCCGGTGTTCGCTAGCGCTCACCCTACCGGCGTAGCTCTGTCTGATTCCTCTGTGCATGCGCCCTGCCATACCCTTTTGCCTATAGCCTTACCCTTTTGCTGATTCCATCCATGTCTGTACCTTTGCTCATTGCTCTAGCTTCTACTCTGTAGCTGGTGGGTCCCCAATCCCACTCATAGCTTCATTCCTATTCTATCCTACCGGCTAGCCTATCCATTCGGTCACTCGCCCGTCGCTGTCCGCTCCTCGCTGCGCTCCTCTCTATTCTATGTGACATATAGGAATGCTATAGCTAGAGCTTATCCTAATAGGTAATGTCAATTGGTATCTACCTAGGTGGCGGTGTAGAGTTCACAACCATAGAGGCAAGGGTAAGACCGGAAGGCACTGAACCTCTTAGATCCTACGGGCTTTGCTACTTCGGTAGATAAGGGACTTCCAAGGGTTGACAGGTACAAGGGAACGCAGTAGAGTACAGGCATCAGCTACACCACGGC